AGAACACCAGCGAATGGTGCAGAGATTGTTTCGGTTACAGCGGCAGTTGCAGACAAGTCAGTAGCAGCAATAGTTTGATAAACTTGTTTAGCCATATCTGTTTAGTTAAGAATTATTGTGCAGCCTTATGTGCAGCATAATCCACCCAGTATTTGTCATACGCTTCAGGATTCAACTTAGCTACTTGTTCTTGTGATAAAACTTTAAAGGAACTTTCGTGTGATCCTGCTTTTGGTTTGATAGTAGTCTTACGACTAATCACCTTACCTCCTACAGTACCTTGTAACTCGTCCCAGAGTTCTGTCATAGTCTTGCTAAGGTTATCTTGATGTTGAGAATAACGTCTTAGGGCTTGTTCTTGTTCATCAGAGATTTTTAATTCTCTAATTGCAAGATCATCTTTAGCCTTTTGAGATAGTACAGCTTGTTGTTTATCTAGGTCAGCTTTAGTAACTACTCCTAGACTTTGGAGTTCATTGAGTATTTCTTGTTTGTCTGGTGGTAAAGCCTCTTTAGCTTTTAACTTTGAACCTTGTTCAGAAATTAATCTTTGAGCTTCCTTGTAAGCCTTTTCTAAATCGTCAGGGCTATTATATTTTCCAGCATATACACGAGGTGGCTCTTCTTGAGGCTCTTCCGCTGGAGTAGAAGGCTCAGGGGGTGTAGTAACGGGTGCTTCTTCAGTAGAAACAGTTTCCTCTACTACCTCCTCTTTTGAGGTATCTTCATTCATAATGATGATGTTAATGATTAAATGCAGCTATATAAGCTGTGTGGAGCAACCCACCGAAGTGGGAAGGAAAAGGGATTTTGCTCCACGCAACCTACATGTATGCGTCCCACTTATGTAGGAATTCTTTTCGTACTTTTATTTCTAGTTGTAACTCTTTTAGATTCTTCTTACTACACGTAAGGAGTTTAATTTTAGCTGATTCTACATCACCTACAATCTTGTCTAAGATTAATTTAAACCCTTTAGTGTTTACTGTTTGTGATACTTTACTCTTCTCATTTTTAAACACAGCTTCTACGCTTTCATTTTTAGCGATAGTATCACGTTCTGCATCAGTTAAGCCTGATTTGAATATTCTAAATTTATCTTTATCCATTTTGTGGTGGTAATGGGGTATCTGGTGTTGGCTGTCCTGGTTGATTAAGTAGTGGATTACCAGCGTCTTGTTCATCTGAAGTTCCCTCTCCTAGTAGGCTTTCTTCGTCTTTAGCATTGAAGCCTTCTCTCATTATGTTTAGATATTCTTTAGTTAGATCAACTGGTACACCAGCCCCTGCATACTGCAAGGCAAGGTTACCCCTAGCAATTGCCTCGTTACGTCTCTCAGAGGGTGTATCTGCAGCCATACTACCTGATACAACTATAGGACTAAATCCATCTGATATCTTTTTAAAGGTTTCTTTATAGATAGTTATAAAGTCATCTTCCATTGGTACTTCTATACTATCCTCTATGTAATGACTAGCATAAATTAGTATCTTCTTACCTAGTTCACTAACTGCATCATCTAGGTATTCAATTTTTAATCTCATTCTTGTGTTCTGCTCTTGTTGTCGCATACTTGCTCCACTTGCTGTATCTGTAAATGCTGATGTAGCACCTGGTTGTGCAAAGTTAGTCGTTGACGAAGTGTCTTGTATATCTCTATTGATAGCGTTTTCTTCATTATAACTAGATTGAGGTACAGCACTCTTTGGCATTGGTTGAATATCTGTAAGGTTATCTGCTTGGATAATGTTATTAGGTTTGTGAATAAGCTGAAAGGGATTAATACCTGAGCCTTTACGTACTAACCATTCAGGATACAACACACTATTATTGTAGTCTTGTCTTAAGTTACGAAGATCATTCATCTCTTCCTGTAAGGACATAATTGGTTCTGCTTCACCTACAGCATAGTATTCACCTGGTACTGGTTGGTCGTGCATAGCAACAAATGGTCTAACAGGATTACCTCTACTATCTGATACCTCATTCTCTTCAAATCTAATAAGAACTGTATCGTCTACTGTTGTAATGATATATTCCTTTTCATCTCCTGGCTTACCTGTTTTAGAATACTTACCCCAATACTCGTTTATTGTAAAACTATTCTTGTCTATCTTTTGTTGGACAGAACTTTGGACAACTTGTCTCTTTGCGAGTTCTTCAGACTCTATGTTACTAGCTTGTCTAGTTGAATCAATTAAATCTAAGTTAAAGTAAGTATCATCATCTAGGTCATTGATAGATACCTTATCCCTCTTGTGGATTAGACCTGATGCACCATCAACGCTTTCTTCGTCTGGATCAATCAATAAGTCAAAGACATCTACAATATCAATATCTGGTAATACATTCTTAAAGATTTCTTCTTCTATTTCTTCCTCACCCTCTTCTGTTTGTCGTTTCTTTACTCTCTTTTCAGTAAGTATCTTAGGATCAATCTTAATATGATAAGTGCCATACATTAATCTCCCCTTATCCCATAACCTAATCTTCTTTTTAAGATCATTCTCTGAGAATACATATAATAAATAAGCCTCTAGTATATCTCTTGATGACATAGTAGCAGCTTCAGGTATTACCTTAGGTGTTAGATCATTGTTACCAGCTTTAATTTCTTTGTTAGTAACTAGAGCTTCATCTATCTCTTCCTGATTAGTTGTGAACATTTGCAAAGCAGACGATTGTAGAGCCTTAAGATTAAACTTAGGATTGTGAGCTGTTGTTCTACTAGCTATTTGTTCTATAACAGTAAAAGTCTTTGGTATCCATAATTTAGACTGCCATGCCTTTTTGTTTCTACTCTTAAATATTCTATAGTTCTTGTAAAGCTCTAACCATATCTTACGTAATTTAGATGTGGTTGTTAAAACTCGTGTCTTAAACTCTGTTACGTGTCCTACTGCATCAGCAGACTGCTTACTCGTAAGTGTATTTTTTGCCATTGTTGGAGTAGTTAATTTAACTACCCTATTTCCTTGTAACTTATTATACACTACAACCTAAGTAAAGTACACTAATACATTTCAGGAAGTATGAAGCCTTGATCTTTAAGTTTAGTTTCCCTTTTACGAATAGATATTAAGCTCTTAGCTTTCTTTGATGGTAACTCTGTAAATATCTTACACCTTGTACCATCTTTTTTACTAGCATCACACTTAATACAAAACCAAGCATCACCAACCCTTAGCTTACCTTTACAAAACTTATGCAAAGCTAGGTTGTCATTCTTTTTAATAGTTTCTATTTGGTCTGGGAAGATGTAGGATAAATCACCACAACTATCACACTTACTTTGGAACATCTTTTTTAGGTTTAATTGCTTCCTTAGGTTCTTCTTTAGCAAGTGTTTGTAATATTTGAATCATACCTACAGCATACTTGTGTGGTACTTCGTTAAGGTGTGCAACTAATTGATTCAGTTGCTCTTGAGTTATTTTGTACATAATGATTTGGGGTTATTATATAATCCACTAAACCACCCCTTAGTTTCCTTTAGGTGGTCTTGTGCTTGGTCTATTGGGCTTACTAGAGCCATTATGCATTTTCTGCATATTACTTGGAGTAGGTTGTTCTGGTTGATAATTAATACCATGTAGAAATAAGTCTAAACAATCAAGTATATATTGATTCATAGATTTACTAACGTCTATGGCTTTGTGTTTGATTTCTTTGTGAAGTTCGTCAGGAATACTTAAAAGGTATTTCATAGATGAAATGGTTTAGGGCTTACTATATGATTGTCATACCAACTCTGAGCCATGTGTTCTGCTTGTTCTTTCGTTTCACCTTGTCCCATGATAGGTTCAGATTTCCAACCATTTGGAGTGTAAGCACAATGCCACCGAGTTAATCCTGTTCTGCCGTTGGTTATTATCTTAGTATTAAACATATATTCATTAGTTCACTAAGAATTATATCATAGATAATAAATATATGCAAGTCTTTTTTTACAACCCTATCTCTTCTACTATCTTGTTATAGTCATATTCAGTAGCTGTGTCTTGTTCTCTAATACCCATAGCTAAGTACCTCATCATATCAGCACTATGAGATGACCAATCATGCTTAGGTGTCTGTTTAAACACCTTAGCCTTTTCGTCATACTCTTTGTGGTAATTCTCTAAGCATCTAATCAAATGACCACACTTCTCTGAATCAAACCATAGATTAGGGAAGACCTTTCTTAGTTGCTGAATACCTGTAGGAATAGGGCTTAGAGGGATAATCTCAACTTGATATCCAGCTTCTCGTACTTGGTCTTCTATACTCTTCTTAGCTTCTAATCTCTCTTGTCGAGCATCATGTGGTAAGTAAACCTTGTCGTATCTATACTTCTTATCTCGCAATATGTCTAAAAAGTGTCCTATATCGTAGCCACTATTCTCATAGAAATCTATTACCCTTATCTCCTTACCTACCTGCTGAACAAAGCCAATATTTGTCTGATCGTTTCTACCTAAGTCCCAATAAGTATCTACTGGTATGCCTGTCTGGTAGTTGATTCTGCATATCCTATCTTGGTCTTTAGCGTCTTTAACCAGGTTAGCATAATAAGAACCTAATGCTCCAATATCAAAGGAACAGTAGTATTCTTGTTGTATCATTTCTTCAGTAGTTCCCTCCTTACGTTCAGCTTCTATATCTTCTTTATCTACTATCTTAGTATCGTCTACAGTTAGTATCTCAGTAAACCAATTATCATTATCCTGTGCCATCATTAGTAAGTCATAAAAATGATTCTTACCATTAGGTGTTGAGTTAAATACTACCCAGCACTCCTTGTTAAACTTAACTATAGGCTTTACTACTTCCCAAGCCATAGGGTTCTGAAATGCTGCCTCTGAAAATACTATACCAGTTGGATTAGTACCTCTAATAGCATCATAGTTGTCAGTACCTATAAGCGTTACTATAGAGCCGTTCTTAAGCGTGATCTTCATTGGCTGAGTAGTCTTACTCTGTATAGCTATTCTAGGTATGTAGTCTAAGAATCTTGTACCATCATAAGTCATACCATCATAAATAACCTTACGAGCTTGTTCATAGGTTGGTAGAAAGTAATAGTACAGTCCTTTCTTTATCAGAGCCTTCTTAATTATTAAGTTCCATAAGGCTAAGTCCTTACCTGATCGTCTATGCCAAACAGCTATTGCTCTATTGTACTCACCACTATCAATAGCATTTAACAATGGTAGTTGATAATCTCTAGGCTTAAATGGTATCTCTATTGTTTCCATGTAAAATTAATATCACCTTCTATTTCTGTCTTGTTTTCAGTCCTAGCTAACTTAGGTGCTACAAACTCTGTGTTACGTTCAAATCTATCCATACCCTCCTTAACTGGTTTAGGTAAGTCCTCACCTTGTAGTTGTTTCTCTAAGTAACCGTAGTAGTGCCTAGCTGCACCTGTAGCTATGTATTCTAAATACTCTTGAACACCATTTGTTTCAACCTTTCTTCTACCCCCTAATGTGTTACCTTTTTTAAATGGCATGTTTAATCATTGACTAATTAAGTAGTTACATTATAGCTTAGTTACTTAGTGTTAGCAAGTTTTATTTTAAAAGGTTAGGGTTATCGTATACGTTTCCTATTACTTCATATCGTAAATCATCTTCTGGTATAGGAATACTCCATCCTAAAAAGTTTCCATAGTCAGTTTCGATTTCCTCAATCTTTACTTCCATCAAAGGTTTTCTTTTATACCATCCGCCCTGACTTCTTGTATAACTCTGTTGCACTATATCCCCCTCATAAATCTCAACTCCTTGTTTGTCGAAGAGTCCAGTAAATTGCATAAGGACTTTGCCTTTTGGATCATCTTTATACGACCAATCGTCTTCGTAATGTTTAGCATCCTCATACCAGCTATAATTAGTTATTACAGGGTTATATAGCATTTCACCTATTTTACCATGCCAACATCTAAATTTAATTGTTCTCATCTTTAAGTTGTTTAGATTGTTCCTCTTCACATTTAGAACAGAGTAGGTACTTTCCTGATTCTTTATTACAGTTACTACACTTCATTGTTTCTGTTTTTATAGTGCTTAAGCCAGTTCTTATTGCATGTTTATGATTCTCACCACAAGTTACCCATTCGAGATTATCAACAGAATTATTATGCTTATTGCCATCAATATGATTTACTTGAGATTTATTTTCAGGATTATCAATAAAATTCTCTGCAACAAGCCGATGTATTCTAAAGAACCTATACCCCTCCCCATCATCCAAGCCAACAGACCTATAAATATCATAAGTAATACTTAGTAAATAACCATCTTTTTGGGTTTTTCTTCTAAAGCTTTTTACTCTTCCGAGATTACTTATCTGATAGCCTTCTAAGTCTTTGATGTATTTCCATTTTTCAACCATCGTAAGTGTATTTAATCGGGTCACCCATGTGTTGAGTCTTAACTCCTTTCATTACCCATGTGCTGAATCCAAACTTCTCAGCCCTAAGACAGAAGCCTATATCTTCACTTAAAGGCATCTTACCTCCTGTTTGGGTTGTAGCTATTTGAAACTCGTAGGGGTTTTCATATTCCTTTAATAGTGCCTCATATACTTTAGCCTTAACAAGAGTACAAGCTGAGCCTATAGCCTTGACCTTTTTCGTTTTATCTACCGCAGTCATCTTTACCATCTCATCATCCAATACATTTAGCAGATGTCCACCCTTACGATCAGCTACAGGTGGAGAGATGATATCCTTGTCCATTTCAATTAGCTTCCATACTCCATCAGGTTCAATGTAAGTATCTGCATCTAAAAAGAACACAGCATCAGCTTTCTCTTTCCGAGCTACTCTGATTATCTGATTACGTGCTGTGTCTACAAATGACCTATCTATGCCTACTGTGATACAAGTAATACCCTTAGTTGCCAGGTGTACTGCAATAGCTGAGAGCATCGCTGCCCAATCACTTGGAACATATCCACTAGCGTTTGGCATGCCGATAATTAAGCGTTTAACCTTTTCCATATTAGTTTGATTTAGTGAAACCTTTACCTTTATAAATTACTCTTGGAGGCTTTGCTCGCATTCTTTTAATCCATTCTGGTATATCTGGGGAAGTGCCTTTGTGATCTTTGGAGCTTTTCGTTTTAATATCTCTGTTGTTAAACATTCTAGCTCTAGTTCATTTAGTATTATTTTCATCACACTTAGTATAGCACTATTTCTCTGAATTAAATAGCTCTTTAAGTTCTTTCTTGTGTAGAGGTAATCCATCATAGTTATCAACAACTTTCATCACATCGCTCTTAGCTTCCTCCTGTACTTGGGTTAGAGCTTTTTCAATAGCATTATCTAGTTTAACACTCCACCCTGCGGTTTTATTTAAAACTATCTCT